CGATAATGGCGTAGAAACGGTTCGATTTGTGTGGTACTTTGTTGTAAGCCTTGTAATAGGCAAGACGAACAACCACATGGTGAAGCAAAGTAAATGTTGGAAAGGACGATAGGAAACCCATCGGCTGACCAGCAGAATACTTTGCCATGCCTGTTTTACCTGATGGTAAGGTATAGGAGAAGGGCCTGTCTAAGACAGACTCCCAATCTTTACCTAACCCACCTGGTAAAACCAAATCGATTAGATACGATTGAGCTTTAACGCTCAGTGTATCCGTCGCAGAAGATAGGTCATAGGAGACACAGTAACCATTCTGTGTGAACCTCCTAGCCAAATCTTTTCCCGAGGACTGGTCCATAACGAAATCGTTAGGGATGTTCCCGAGTACCTTCATGAGTGAATCATGGATAGGCTTTAAAGCTGATTGTGACAGGTAGTCACCCTGCGCAATCAACCTCAGCTTACCCGATTTTTCATTCAGGAAGACGATTTTAGCGACAGATCCAGGTTCCGATACCTCGGAAAACTCAGAGATTAACTTCTGAGTAGCCTCAGACATTTTCATGTCGGGCTCTGCATCTGAAATGCGATTTATTAGGGACTCTATCTTGGGTGTTAAACCATGATAGTTCAAACAAGGTAAATCCTTGTGGACCGATAGTATTGAAATACCATTCGGGCCCCTAGTAAACAGAGGGTTGGCACCATAGCTGGTGACCAACTTGTCCAAGGTTAAATCCTTGGTCACCTTACTCATTAGTGGTTTCCACTGTTCCCAAACGGGGATTGGTGAAGCTTCAACCGTGTGTAAGGCCTGTAGGCATTCCTCGTCATCAGCAGGAATCACGAAGAGTTCGTGAATCCTGACGAGTGATAAGGAGTTCTTAATATTGGTTAAACACCAAGGGAACATGTATTCCAATAATACAGGTATTCCTTGCTTGTTAATCTTGACCCACATTGGAGGGGAGGGAATCCCTCCCTCCATGTGGAATCTGAGTAACCAATCAAAAAGGCTTTTGGCCCTTTGAACTCCTGACTTGCCTTCGTTTTCAACCCACCGCTCTACAGTTGTGAGTAGGTTCAGTGAACCCACTTCAATGTCTGGCGGCAAGTTCGAAATTGCGCTAAATAGCTCAATGACTTTCTTTTGAGTATCCATAAAATATTCATTTTTATGGTATTCTCAGCATTGGCCAAGAAAACCGTGAGAACCCAATAGGGG